GTGGAATCCCCGGTTGCCAAAGCAATCTCCCTACGGTCCCCCTCACGGAGGAGCGGGAAGAGTCGGATGCAGTCAGCCGCTGTTGCGGGTCGGACAATCACATGCGCCTCCCGAAGGTGACGAACTCCGCATCCCAGCCAGCGGATTGGAAGCTTGAAGGGAGGTACGAATCGTTGATGATGTCGATACGCACCCCCTCGTTAGAGGTCAGCACGGGGAACGTGTAGGTCCCTGAGCGAATCGATGGGAGGCCGAGGGTGGCCGAGGAGACACCGAGGGACTTCCCGGTGAACTTGTAGGTGTACGTGTCCCGGGCCTGGGGCTGGACCTCAACCGTGAAGTAGCCGCTGTCCCGGTAGTCGATGTAGAACCTGCGGAGCTTGAGCTTCCCGTTCGTGAGGGCCACCTGATTCTGGTCCTTCACGTACTGCTGGGAGAACCTGTAGGTCATCTTGTAGTTCTGACCGAAGAACACCGGGTGTGCATCGTACCGGCCGGGCACCGAGATGACATAGGTGGAGCTCACGGTGTAGGGCAGAATCTTCCCCACCTGACCACTGAAGGCTGCCCCGAGGACCAGCGAATGGCCGGTTGCTTGGGCAGCGTAGGGCAGCGTGAAGTTGGTTACCTTGTTCCCTGCGTCATACACCCCAGTGACTTCCACGCGGTGGTCCAGCAGGACATCGAAGCCCATGCCACTTGCGTTCAGGTCCGGCTGCAGGTCCATCACTTCAAGGTAGGTGCCATCGCTGCGGTTCACCACGAAGTAGCACTTGTTGTTGATGAACTCAGCCCCGAGGACTTGCGTATCAGCAGCGAAGGTGAACTTCTGCCATGCCGACTGGGACTTGGTGGTTCCCGACCAGAAGAACTTGTAGACGTAGACCGAACTCGGCTCCCCCGTGAAGAGGGCGAAGATGACATCCTCAGATGAGCTTGCGGCCATCCGGTAGAGGCCATAGGGCAGATACGTGGGCACATGCGCTGTCGTATCGGTTGCGTCATTGGTCAGCGTGGTGGCATCCACGTAGTACTCACGGAGCCCCGTGTGCTGCGCTTGGGTGACCCCGAAGTACACCGCCTGCCCAATCCCTACGGGGCGCGCATTGGTGCCACTGTCAAACTCCGTGGCTACGTCTGCCTTCACCGTCTTGGGGCTGAGGAGTTCCTGACCACCGGAGAGCTGGAACTGGGTCTGGTCCGAGAACAGCAGTAGGCTCTTATCGAACGGCACCGCATACTTCAGGATGGACACCCGGTTGGTTCCCACGTTGGTGTCGATGGGGTCCGTATCGAGGACTGCTGTGGCCGTCTTGGCCCAGAAGTTGTAGTACTCCCCCGAGCGGGACAGACACACGTTCTCATCCGAGAGGAAGCCAAGGCGCCCACGGTAGTAGTAGATGTCCGCGATGGTTCGCCCGATGAAGGAGGCCGGGGGGTTGCTCGTATCGTCCCCTACCTGTCGTGCTGCCCAGTCCACATAGGTGAACAGGAAGGTGCCATCGGATTGCCTGATGAGCTTCCAAGGCATCGTACCGGGGTCGATGGTGTTCTTCAGTCCGGGCTTCACGGTCTCCACCCATGAGTTCCCGTTCCAGACTACATAGTAGGTGCTAGTTCCACCTGTGGGGTCACCAGTGATTTCGATGGTGTACCCGGGCTCGAAGGTCGGGGGCAGCTTGCTGTAGGAACTCACGGCCTTGGTCATATTCAGGGTGGCCGTGTTGGCGTACCCATCCGAGCAACTGGCCTGCGTGAGTGCTGCACCATCCAGCCGCTGTGCCTTGATGATGGAAGAGTTCGGGAGCACGAACACCGAGTACCCAGCGCCCAGAGCCGTAGCCAGTTGGGATGCCAGAGTGGAAGCAATCACGGTGGTGCTATCGGAGGTCGATGGGGTCCCATAACTGACCGAATGCCCATCCACGCTCACCGAGTACAGGATGCTTGGCTCTGATAGGACGATGGCGAAGTAGGCCACGTTGGCCGCATTGGAGGCGCTCGCTGTCTGCTGGGCCACCTTCGTGTTCTTGTTCAGGATGAAGGTGTAGTCCGCTACGGTGACAAAGCTGAAGTCCGTAGAGGGACTCGCTGAGGTGAGGTAGCCGAGGCCTGCTGGGTACGTGACAGTCCGTGGGGTGCCATCGATGAGGCTGAAGACCTGCAGGACACCACTTCGGACGAACACTGCGTACCGCTCAGTGACCGAACGGTTGATGATGTGGACCGCTGCGTTGGTGATGGTGTCCCGGGAGAGGAGAGCCAAGTAGGTCAGCGGGGGCCGCTTACGGAGACCAGTGGCAATCGTGGGGTAGGCGTTCTCGCTAAGTTCAGCCTGGGTGTCGTGGCGCAGAGTAGCGGGCTGCTGGCTGACTCCATTGAACAGGCTGGGGATGCTCTTGTTGATGAGGGTCATTTAGAACACTTCACCGGAACCGGGGCGCATCCACGCGTTGGCTACGCTGAAGCTGTCGGTGAACATGTTGTAGGCCCCATCGTCCCCTTCAGCATCCTTGAGAGCGATGAGGGCCTTCACTTCGTCATCCTCGGTCAACCTGTCCAGCGTATCGGAACTCAGGTTGTTCCCTTGGAAGGACCGGGAGGCACAGATAGCGATGTACTGGCGGGCAGTCTGCGGGAGCTCATCCCAGTCAAGGAAGAAGACCACGGTGGCCTTGAGGTCCTGCGTGAAGATGTACGTGTGGTTGGCCTTGTCGTAGAGCTTCTGGCCTCGGAGGGCCACCTGTGCGCTCGTTACGCTGCGGTCCAAGGAGACCTTGAGGGCGTTCGTGGGGGCCGTGATGGTGTTGTCAGATGCCCGTGTGAGTGGGTACTGTTCTTCGGTGTTGAAGGCCCAGCCCGTGGATTGGACTGTGCGACTGAATTCGAGGAGCTTGGCGCGCGCGCTGGCTACATCAGCGAGGCCGGTGTTGGATAAGGTATTAACGGGGGACTCGCCAATAGCAGCGAGACACATATTGACCGCTTCGAGTTCGGTCATGAGGGCCGAAGCCATAGGGGAATCCTCTGTGAAAAGACGAAAAAAGGGGGACCCTCTTGGTTAAAAGAGAATCCCCCTATGGGTACTACTGTGTATTACGTGGTCGTAGCCAGTTCGACCGAGCACTCGGGCCGCAAAATTCCGTGACCAACGGCATACTTGGACACAATCAGCGTGCCCAAGCGGCGCTCGTCATACGACATCCGCATGCTCAGGTCCAGCAGCTTCACCGTGCCCACTGCTTCCTTCGTCGTGACGATTGCAGCCGTCTTCGTGAAGTCACCTTGGTACGCGGTCGGGCCCGTGTTGACAACCGTGCTCGGGACGTGGTTCGTCTTGACGATGGTTGCACCACCAATCTTCAGAATCTTGCCCGTGCCGTAGTTACCATTGCCTTCTGCCCAGTCACGGTTCACCAGTGCGGTCGATTGAGCCAGGAGGTAGTACTGAGCCGGACGAACCAGCGCGCTACGTTCCGAGGTCGAGGGGATGTCCTTCTCGTCCATCGCTTGAACTGCAGCGTAGATACCAGCAGCGAGGTCCGTTGCCGAGGTCTTGTACAGCGTGGTAGCCGAGGTGAGAACCGTGCCGCCCACAGCACCCGTAACCGTAGCCGAAGCACGGGCTGCGAGAGCCATAACCTGCATCACGTTCTTGTCCCAGTTCGCTGCCAAGAAGCGGCCCGTTTCCTGCGAGTAGACCGAGCGGTAATCGAAGTGCGACTTCGCTTCATCGATGTCAGCAATGAACACCGAAGAGACCAAGAGGTCATCAATGACGATGTTGCGTTCGTTCAGGTTGGACGTCTGACCAACGATTTCCGTACCCGGGGTGTGGTAGCCACCCGTGACGCGCCACGTTGCCGGGAACTGAGCCGACTTGCCCGAGCTGATGGTACGAACCGTGTGGAGGGGCATGACCACGTTGTTTTGGTCGAATGCCGTGAGAACTTCACCGCCATAGACCTTGAGGAACAGGGCATCAGTTGCGCCTGCACCGTTAATCTGACCACCGGCCAGGACTGTTGCGTTTGCCATTTGAGATAAATCCAGAATG